GCAATATTGGCTCCGCCTGTTTGGACAGTAGAGGCAACATAATTGGCATTGTTGTATGTGGCCTGGAACTGGAAATTGACACTTCCAGATTCTCCGGGCAAAATATCTCCGGCTTGCAGGTTAATTCCCAGGTCTTGAACCGGATCGATGATGAGCAGCGAACCCGAACCGTATTGCCAATCCTGATACGTTCCGCGATATCCGTTGCGAACCGACATTCTGTAGAGCGTCTTACAGCTTGCAGATGCGAGCAGACCAGTTCTATTTCCAAGAGTGATGGAAAGGGAGGGCATTAATCCACCATTCAGAGCTGGATATGAACCAAGAGCGAGAAATGCATCTGCTTGAGATGCCTGACCCGGTACTGATGTTCGCTGAGAAATTTGGGGGCGCATAAAGATATAGAGGAGGGATGGCATACTCTGGAGCCGGATAGTATCTGATTGGACTGAATAAGGCTGGTCAGCTGCATTTGTGTTGTTCATCGTCGCTACTTGTTTGTTGAAATAAACTAAGTTCTCATACGGATAGCTAACCATTCTGGGAATAGAAACGAGCTCATTGGCCACTTGAATGTATGTGAGTTCCAGGCGAGGATTGCTGATAGCCACCGAGGTACCTGCAGGGACATTGGCCGCTAGAGCCTGTACAAACATATCTGTAAGTTGCGAGTAGTTAAACTGCATGCTAAGGGTGTTGATATTTGCAAGGAATGTCTCCTCTGAAAAACATGTCAATGGAGAAACCATGATACTCTCGCTCACTTCAAATTGGAAAACATGAGTGCCTGCATTGTAATAAGATGCTAAAAACGAGGCACGCGTGGTACCATCGGAATTATAAAAGGCGGATGTCGGCTGTTGAGTAGTTAGAGCAACTCCGAGGGCATCAGCCGATAAGCAAGCCGAATTATCGGCCATACTTGGGCATTCGGTAGATTCGCGACGAACCCATTCAGCAGGAAGGCGTCTCTGGGTTGCAGGAATACAGACGCGTGAATTGAGCGTTGTAGATGCGCCGTTGATAGTAAGAGTGATATTATCGCATACGCTCTGCAGAGGGAAGGCACGAAGGACACATGTGGCACCGTTTGCTCCTAGAGCTGCAAACGGCTTAAGACAACCAGGGTCCGCCGCGGCAGATATACTCACCAGATACCGGATTCTCATATTGCGTGAAACAAGGGTATTTGAAAGGGATGGAGTAATGACATTTTGAAAGATAATATTTGATGCGAAACCAGACCCTTCTGGGTTAATTTCGAAAACGTTGTTTTGCACCCCGGAAACAACTACCATTTTGGTATGTTCATGAGATACGTTAATTCTGTTATCTAAAACGAGTTGAGCGTCCATTTTTTATTATAAGGGAATAATAAAAAATTTTTTTTCATAAAACTTGCTCGCCTAAAATTTTTTTTAAGATGGCGGTCTAAAATTTTTTCGGAAATATCAGTTTGGCGTTCCAATTCTGAGATGGAGCTACTTGCAAGGCATACTGGGTTCCGTCCAAATAAACATAGTTGACCGACAATTGAACCCGCTGAAGTGCGTTATTACTTGCAAGCATGAATACTCTAAGAAACGTGGGCTGATAATACAACACCTGGCCGATGTTATCGATGTATCCAGCAGTGCTTGTGGGAACGTCAATGTCGGTTATGATATTGTTGGTATTGTTGTTCCCGAAATAGGAGCCCGAGACATAGATGGTATTGCTTATAAAGACAATTTTATCGAGCTGATTGAACTGATAAAGGCTTCGGTCAGATTGAGTCGTTGAAGTGCTTCCTTTTACCAGCGTTATCATATTAAAAGACGAATTCAAGGCATCTACTACATTATCAAAAAACAGAAGCTGACTCAGGGGTTTGTTTAGTAAGATACCAATATCCACGGCTCCTTGAGCATAGTCGGGGCTATACGCTATCGTCGCCAGGCCGGTTGTATAGTCAAGGGATACTGTGGGTGGTTCTGTAAAAGTGCCTCCGGGGAGTTTAGCAAATGCTTCTAAAAAAGCATTGTTGATAGCCGTTATCAGGGTCGAAAAAGTAAAAATATCATACGGCCCGGCATCGATATCTTGGCCGTTTTTAACCCAGATAACATTGGCACCCGAAAAGGCACTCGTCCAATTGACTGCCAAAGCATCTGGATCCAAGCTAACGAGATGGCCATTTGTGCTTAGAACAAATTCTCCTACAACGTCGTTTCTGGCAACTGACAATATCGGATATCCAGCGCTGTGATAGGTTCCGTGAAGCGTTTGACCTGAATGGAGGCCATAGGCGTAGAGATGTCCATCATAATTGGCCTGCGGAGTATTGAAAACATTGACGCTCTGGTAAGCTGTCGATCCGAAAGTTTCAACGGATACCCAATTTGCCACTGAATAGGCAGTGATGACTGTTCTCCATAAAGCGCCAGCTGTATCCAGGGCAAAAAGGACATTGCTATTATCCTTTGAAACGGCAACCGATATCAGGTTCTTGGAAGTGGCTTGTGTGATGGCATTCCAGTTCCAGGTATCAGATATCTCAGGGCACGCATAGAAATATTTTTGGAAAGTAGGCTCGTTCAGTCCATCAAAAGTAAGAGTAGCCGTTTTGGTCTGACTGACGACATTCCATACTTCGACGATATTCCCAGAGACGGATACGCCTCCCTGCATTACATAGAGCTCATTTAGGTTTCCGTTTTTGGCAAGGCAGTCGCAAAGCGATGTATATCCAGTTCCATCCACTCCGATCCGAACCGTATTTGAGATGCTAAATTCAGTAAAAGTATCGTCCGTAAAACCGACCTTGAATAGCGCTGTCGCGATAGTATATGCACTATATCCGTTGCTCACGCAATAGAGATACGGAAGAGCGCTTCCTTGTTGCACCCATTTAACAGAAAAAACATTTTGAGACGGATAGGAAGGCGAACCATACGGAGTAAATAAGAAGCTGTTTATCAGTACCGGTGCAGTCATGTCATTCAGAGTATAGATGCTAATATACAGCCCCGACGTAAAGGCCATATAGGATACGCCTCCATAAACCATTACGTCCATGTATATGCCTAGACTATTGATAGTTTGAGATGGAAGGGTAATTGTGCTTTGATAGGTTCCGTCCTCCATATAAAAATAGACGTGTTGGCCATTTGCGCTGACGGCAAAGTAGCCGAGCTTCGACTGGGAAAAACCAAGGGTACTCGTTCCATCCCAAATGATGTCTGTCAAGGCGTAGGTAGCCGATACTGTCATACTCGGCAAATTAAGGACAACCACTTGAATCGCATTGTTCCCCGTATTGTATTCACACCGATATCCGAGGTTGCCGTTTTTGTAGAAACCCACGGGGGAATATCCAGTATCGCCAGCAATGTTCTCTATAAGAGATGCATTGGAGCTCCATCCAACTCCAAACTGCTTGGTATTCGTTTGGTTGATACTGGCCGGATCGCCAAAGTAAAACACTTTCGGGTGAATTGCCCTATCAGACATAACCAATCCATTCCCTGAATTTACAGCGACAATTTGCCCCGAACTGTTTCTATAGTCGAGTGAAAGGAAATTGTCCCCCGATCCATCTACAAAAGACGTATCGACTCTATACCAGGTATTGGTTGTCAAATTATCGACATTATAGGCCAAAAGCACATTTCCACCGAGACCCAAACCCATGATATTGTTTCCAGAAGGATAACTGATAATGTGCTCCATATTCTGAGTATTTACATTTACGGGGGCCCCACAGGTTCCAGAAACAGGATTGTAAGGGAATTGATAAGTATAATTATCACTCTGACCAACTCCATAGCCGTAAGAGCTATTCAAAGCCATTTTAGCTCCAGCGAGCCATCCCCCGACAACAAACTCATTTCCTGAAATAAGGTTTGTAGCCGTATTTGAAGCTGTCGGAATACCGAAAAGGAAATTGGTGGACGTACCATTATCACAAACCACATATCGGTCATAGGCGCTCATTACAGCGGATGGGGAGCTGAGCTGGGTAATTGTCGATTGAGTGAAGGTGGTTAGAGCTTGAAAGGATACGGCATCATATAGGGTAATGGTATTGGCCCCCGATCCGACAATAATTTGGTCGTCGGCACAGACTGTTGCAATTTCAGATAGAGGGTTTCCATTAAAGTCAGTTGTCAGAGTAGCAACTAGAGTAAGGGATACTACGCCTTCGCCGTTTGCATTTGAATAGACAAAGACGCTCTCGCCTGCAATATCTGAATCCGCAATATACAGGTTCTGTCTCCGGTCAATGCTCATACATTGTATCTGAGTATAGGTAGTTTGATAAAGCACGGTTCCGTCTGGCTTGAATATCATAAGTAAGTTGGCACTAGCATTTGGAAGCACATTGCCGGCTACATAATAGTTTTCATAGTCGTCTACCAAAAAGAACTTGATAGTTCCGAAATAAGTGCTTATGTTTAGGCCTCCTACTGGACTTGTGCTTCCCGTATTCGTATAGCTATTTTTAGAGATGATACCGGCTGGCGTAATATTGTAAACGTAATTGCCGGTTGTAGAATTAAACTGCCGAACATAAGCAGTTGCAAGGGTCGTCCCGCTCTGAAGCCCAACCTGATATTTCTTAAGCGGAATGTTCCCCCGAGTCAATGGAATAGTACTCAGGTCAATTCGTGCCTTGCTTACTGCTACTTGATAGTCCGAAGACGTATCAAGTAGCGGATATACCAGGTTCACATCGACCTGCGCATCTACATTGTCGCTTGTAGCATTGTACTGAGATGCTGTATAATAGACATTGTTCTTTGAAGTTATATCTGTCATTTTATAATATAATAAAAAAAAATTATTCAGTCAAACGTAATAACACTATGTTCTCCTATGGCATACTTGGGTATCGTTTTTTTGTAAAGGCACCAGCGCGTTTTCATTCCGAAAATTTCATCCATCTGAAACTTTTCAAGGCCACCGTAGGTTTTCAGGATTGTACGAGTATCTCGGGAATTGAACTTGGGGAATAAGCACCAGTACTGAGCTTCACGGATCGATACCTTTGTGGTATGTCCTCCCATACAATTGTGAGACACGCATATGGTGCTGACGTTCCGATGCCGGCCACGTTCTAAAAATATATCGCGTAATTCGGTGTACCTTTTCACCTCGCTTTTTCTAAAACTTTCAATGTCATCAAAAATAACGATGCTTCCATCGGGTATATCTTCCATTTCA